GGACCCTTTTGACGCCTCCTCCCGGACTCACGCTATCAATGGACTACACAAAGGTGTTCAATACTTTACAGGGGTTCAACAACGCCAAGAAACTCCCGCTGGGATGGCGCTACTCTCCGGCTGGTAAACGTGTGTACCTCCTAATGAAGGAGTTAGGCAGAAACCAGTGGGGAGACTACGCTCGGTGGGAACAGAACAAACTCAGGCACATATTCCACATGATGCAACATGAAGAGACGGACGGCTCCACCCCTATGGCGTCTTGGTCTGACTACCTAGGACAATACGATCCTAAGATCGGACTAACACTCGGCCCGGAGGTCACAGCTCCCCCGGAGATGGACGCTTGCCTCGAGCTGCAGTCTCTGTCTTCTACCCCGGATTCAAAGAAACTAGGACACACCATGGATCCCTCTCGCAACCCCGCTGTCACCGGAGGAATTTGGTCGGACCAGAACCTGAAGGACTCACTTGAGTGGGAAGGCACCGAGATTCCTGCCGAGCCTAAAGGACCCCCTGTGCTAGATCCAACCGAAGCCGGCGGATCGAAGCCCCGGACGGATAAAGGAAAAGGGCCGACGTCGGACTCTAATTCACGAGACAAAGACTCTGAGCGCGCTCTCAGACAGCGTGTTCTACAGGAGATCACAGCCCAGCTTGGGGGCACGGGAACTAGCTTCAGATCAGCTTTGCAGGGACACATGTCTGTTGTCGAGGATCGCATCAAATCCTGGGTCGAGAAGAGGAGCGAGATCTCGACCCAGGAGGCTGCTACGGACCAGAAGATCAAAGAGCTCGAAGGGAAGGTTGAGATGTTATCCTCCCAAGTCGAGGATCTGACGGCTATGCTTACAACTCGAAGCAAGGACGAGAACGCTATCCTCGAGCAGGCCATGGACATGGTTAGAGACAAAACCTTGCCGTCAACGTCCGAGGATCAGACCGCCGCCAAGCTCGCCGAGATGTCCATGCTCCGAGACAAACTGGCCGCTCAGGTAGCAGTCGCAGCGCAGGGATCTCCGTCCGCGAAGCCGGCTGTCGTCCGACCGAAACGCCTCGGACGAATTTACTAACGCATACGGGTCGATCCGGTTTGTCTGGAAAAACGTGAGTGAGACCGAAGACGGAGACTGTCTGGCGGAATATAAAGAAACTAGGACAACGTCCACTATCGTCCTAACCTGCTACCCCTCTAACCCCGACCGCAATGGCTACATTCCCGATCTCCGACACCGTCGCGTTCTGGAACGATGAGAACGTGTCGCTCACCGGAGTTCACCTGAAGACGACTGTGCCCGACATCACCCCCGTGGACTTGAAGCTCCCGTATTTCGGAGGAGGACACGAGACCCTGGTCTATCTGGCACTCCAGATAGAGCGAACCAGTAACAAAGAGGTAGCTATCCAAGCTATCGCGAGCGCTGTGGGCATTCTCTTCAAACAGTCCCGCGACCTTACCGGCGGCACTGGCAAGAGACAGTCCCTGTCCGGTCTCGACATTCCCGGAGAGGACATCGCGGATAAGCCTCCTGCGACCGTGGTTGGATCGGAGTGGAGAACGGGTGCCACGATCACGGCGGGTGACATAGCCGCCTACCTCGGGGACATCGACGAACTGGGTGCTTACTATGGTGTCCTCTTCTTAGCCGGAGTTAAGAAGCGGACCGCCAAGAATCGAGATGCATTCAACAAGAACCGGGTCGGTAACGTCCGCTCGACTGTCAACCAGGATCTTGCGATCTTCGTGGAGAACTCCGTTCTCCTCTCTGACGACCTCCTGGATACCGTGTACGCGGCATTCAATTCCTTCCTGGCCAACAGGATGTACTTGGTCCGGGAGACAGTCCGTCTAACGGCCAGCGTCTACGTCGGACCGGCACTGTCCTTCCAGAACATGTTCCTTCTTCTGGAGGACACCGGTCTCGGATCTCTCCGGGTCGTCAAGGAAGCGGTGCTCAAGTATCCGTTCATCAAGCGGGACTTCCCTGAGCTTGCCAGCGAACTTCGCTCAGCCGATCAGGCGCAGAAAGCTATCCGCCGCGTCAACGAGTCCGAGAGACCGTATTGCAAGGCAATCTACGGGAACCGATTCGTTCCGGTCGATCAGCGCGAGATCGTAAATCTCCTCGGGGTCTGCAAGAACGCTATGGCCTACACCGTGGAGACATACCGCAACTTCGACGGCGGCAATCTGTCAGAGAAGCAGGAGAACCTGATTCGCGCTCGCCTCGAAGCCTCCGGCGTGACTACAACTACCGAAGAAGAGACTGAGTGAACCCAGATTCTTCCATCCCCCCAACGACCGAGATGTTCCGTTCTGTATTTCTTTTGTGCCACCCGAGGTAGATTGGGATGAGGGAGTCAACCGCTGTCGTCGTGACGGGTACTGCGTGTTTACAAATATAAAGAAACTAGGACACAACACCCAGTATCCTACCCACACGATGGATCCATTTGCACCCGAGGAATTCACTACGATCGAGTTCGATCAGATCGCCGATGTGCAGGTCAAGCCCTCCCCGGAGAAACACCTGGACAGTCCGATAACGGATGGGATCTTACGACGCATGAACTCAATCGTCATCGACTCTCACCCTCCGGGCTACCTACATCCGGTGAGCGCTGAGTATGTCACACGATACCTTCGGAACAATCCCCAAGAAACCTACTCGGGGATTAGGAATCAGGTCATCCCGTACTCCCGATGGCTCCACGTTCAGAAGAAGACCCTCTCCTCCTTGCCGGCCCCGTTGACAGCTCATGAGTATCCAGATTTGTTTAGGGAGGGAATCCGTAACCCAACTGGAATCATTAGTGATATGGCCTGCGCGAGTCGGATCTACTCACGGGTCGTGGATGCATACTGCGCGGAGGTGTCCGACGTACTCAAGCCCGATACGGTCAAGGAATTGAGAACAAGACTATTAGGTAAGACTAAAATCTCGGAACGACTGACCTACTATGCGACCAATGCCGAGTACTGGGACCAAGTAGTGGAAATCTACCGGAAGAACTATACCCGACCTAACCCCACCGGTCGGATCCGCACGATTACCCATGGCAGATGGACCTTCCACATGTCGGACAGTGTGCTCATTCTATCACGGCCCGGAGAGGATGACCGTCTCCTCACCTACGAACAACTCCAGATGATCCAAGATGTGTGCCTGTCGCGGGAGAACGTCTACGCGTGCATCAGCACCTCTCTTCACAATGGAACGGATCAGCTTGAGGAGTTGGTGGGAGATCTGCTGCACTGGCAAGAAGATTGTATTCGTGCCCACGGTAATGACGGGTACGAGCTAGTGAAAGCGCCAGAGTCGGCGTACAAAGCGTGGGTCAATACCCTAGCCAAGGGAGACATCTTCGCAGACTCGTCGTTCAACCGAACGATTCGGAAAATAGCGGAGAAGGAGAAGAAATTGTCCGGGGTAACCTCTCTCACTTTCCGCCTGGAGAGGATATGCCGAAGTACCGATCACATTGCAGATGCGCTCGAACTTTTCGGTCTCGTGAAACTCTCTGGACACCCCGTTGTTTACGCAGCCAAATCCGCTCGAGCTGTACGAGATGAGGCCAAGCCATACATGCGGACTTCTCCGCTATCTATCTTCCAGACAACCAGGTGTTTCAAGCATATTGTCCTGTCGAACTTTATCGCTAAAGAGGCACGCTGGCCGCCGTTTCGTATCCCTCCAGCTGAGGGAACATTACTGCGGCGTCACTGGAATGCTCGCACAACGGCTCTTCCCTCCGGATCCTACGACCTGGCGGATCTGGACACAATCCAATTCGACAAATTCCTCGAGTTCGACTACTCGCAGGATTTCCTCAAATTCCTCGATGACAAAGCGATCTCCGCGGGGGCATCACGAACAGGTACATTCTGGTTCGGCAAGTTGGACACCACGAAAAGACTCCTCCTGGCGGCTCTTCAAGCGGAGACACTCGACATGTACCAAGTAGTCGAGCGTCTAAGACAGCGCAAGTTTGACCTCGACGAGATGATCATAGAGCTGACTCAGAAAGAGCGTGAACTCAAGCCGTCTGCTCGCTGTTTCTGTAAGTTGACCCTAGAGGTACGATGTTTCTTCGCCCTAATAGAATTCAACCTCGGAGAACGCCTCATGAAACAGTACATCCCAGAGCAGACTATGACCATGAGTACGACGGAGACCCGGAAACGTCTACACAGTATCGCGTCAACAACGGCCTCCCGGTCCAACGGAGGTTTCCTCGAGATAGACTTCTCCCGATGGAATCTAAGGTGGAGATCCCGTACCGTCAATCCAATCTCCGCTGTCATCGAGGATATCTTCGGGATGCCCGGAACCTACAGTCAGGCTCACTGGTTCTTCGAGAATGCGACCGTAGTCCTGACGGATCGCCACTCGATCCCAGCGGGAATAGTCGAGGGAACGACTGCGCATCTGTGGCCCGAGTCGGACTTGGTCTGGAGGGGGCACCGGGGAGGGTTCGAAGGTATACAGCAGAAATTGTGGACGGTTTGTACTATCGCGATGGTCTATATGGCGCTCCTCGGACTTCCAATGCGTTTTCTGATGGCGGGCCAAGGCGACAATCAGATCCTAGCCATCACCCCGTCTAATCCAGAAGTAGACCGAAAATGGCTCTTTACCAAGATTCTATCCAGACTCGACATTTATTGTAAATCGATGGGGCATGACGTGAAGCCGGAGGAATGCATAGACTCGGCTACCGTCATATCATACTCGAAAGAGTTCTACGTCAACGGAGTACACCGGCTCTACACTCTCAAGTTCGCGAGTCGTACCCTGAAGCGCGATGACTCCGATATCCCGTCGCTATCGGGTGAGATCAGTGGCGTATGCGCCACAGCAGCAGCTGTCGCAGATACTCTCCGATCACCTATCCGAGCCGTTTGGTGGATGCTGTTTCGTCTCAGACGCACGATGTGGTCACGGACAAGAGGCCAACCAGCGAGTGCAACGGAGAAACGACTCCTCCGTGAGATCCTCGCGGAGGAGTCGCTGTTCGCTTTCTGCAGTCTTCTCCCCGGCAGTCTGGGGGGACTGCCTGTGCAATCGGTAGCTAGATTCCGAATTAAGGGGGAAGTGGATGACCTGATCTGGGATGTGTGTGCGGTGAAATCTCTGACAGGAGCGTATCCGCAGCTGGGACGACACCTGGCTGCGCTCGCCGATGGGAAGTACAAACCGCGACGGCCAGACATGGAGCAGCTCATAGTTGACCCCAGATCCATCCCGATCGAACGCCCGTCGGACCAGAGACGACTGATTAAGGATGCAGTCAGAGCGGAGCTGCCGCACTTGGTCAGGAACAAATGGCTGGCCGAAGTTCTCAACGTGAACGTGGAATCTGTCGGACGGGAACTGATCACTCTCCTGACTTCCATGCGACCTATGTATCCGCAGATTGCGCAAGACATCTTCTCCGCGTCCTTGTCCGGCCTGTCTGACTCAGTGTACAGCCGATTCACTATGACCCGAACCATCAAGACAGTCACGGCAGGATCGAGTTTCCTGCACGAGATCAAGAGCGGAAATACTAGACTCCTGCGTTTTGTACTAGGCTGCTACCGGACGGCATGTGACGGAAGAGGGAGACAACTCACGGATGCAGCTTACGATATAGTATCGACACTACGGAAGCAGTGGGGAATAGGCGACATTCAGGCGGGGATTGGCGTTTACTGCCCACTGGATTTCCGGCTGACAACCGATCCCAGATCAGCTATCAGCGCATCCACCCGATCAGATCTATCCCAAGTCCATACCCAACTCGGCCCTTACCCCCCTAACTTCGGCACTCGAACTAGACAGAAACGAAGCGAGCACGGATACAAGATCCTAGACAGCGCTGATACCATCAAGGATATACGGTCTCTCGTCATGATAGCTTCCGAACTACATGCAGGGCCCCGATTGGCTAAAATCATCTCGGGTATCATTCAGTCGCGTTGTCCGTGGGATCTGACAGCGATGTCTAGATACATGCCAACCTCGATTGGCGGAACAGCGGCTCACCGACACGAGAACCTCCAATCAGGTTTCTTCTGTACCCTCGGGTCAAATACGGTTCCGACTCACATCAACTACGATACTGATAATGCCGGCATTCTATCGGGTGGAGAAGAGGACTATCCGATAGTTTTTCAGGAGTATTTCTTGAGCTTGAATAACCATGTGTCCATCCTCTCAGACTCCACATCTCTAAGGGGACCATTCACAATCCGGTACCATATCCCCAGGCACCTCGAAGCCATCCCGTCGGCGGACTGCGATCTCGTAGACGATCCGATTGGCTCCACTCCATGGCCAACGATCAGCCCGACTAACGCTCTAGCATACGTGTCTGATCTGCAATTCTCACTCTACACCGACTCTCCTTCAGCCGAGCAATTACCCTACGCGTCCGACTGGACTCACACAGACGTTCTCTACAGCGCGTTTCTGGTCTCTCTCAGGTACCGCCAAGATGCGCTCACTAGTCTAAGAGGAGCGATTATCCACGCTCCCGACTTCCTAGACATCAAAGAGGCCAATCGCGTCACACCACACGAGATGTACTTAGCCTGTGCCAGTGCCGTTCTAATCCACGCGGTCAGTGCGGCGCAGAAGTCGTTCAAAATGCGAGATGCGACCACCCTACACTCGGCTCTCGACTCACTCATTTCCGCCACGGCACCGTCGATCACCAAAACACTCCTGCATCCATCCCGTCGGGAACAAAAGGGAGTGGCGGATCTAGGTATAGCCCTCGCGCCAGGGGGAATGATTCCGCTGGCCGCTGTGGGCGCTGTGTGCGGCGCTATCCGCGGCTATGTTGACATCCTCCTAAGGACTCGCAACATCCGAGCGGTTCTACCGACCCTGATCATCGGAAAAGACAAGCTCGGGCAAGCTCCCACGTACCTGAGAATGATCATATGCACTCTCCTCGTCTTGGAATTGAAACCAGGTTCCCTGGTGACGGGGTCCCTGATCACCCGGAGACTACTGGCGGCCGAAAGCTACGGTCAGGCATCAGGCACAATGGAGGTCGCCATACAAGAACTTCGGGATGTTTACACGGAAATAACCCGAGCCTACGACACCCACAGTAACACCCCCGATCGTGTCAGTGCAACCCGATCGTTCGTAATTCCCGCGAAGCAATGGCATGCGGATCAAGCAGAGTTGACTCGTACTCTGAGACAGGACCCAGTGGTCTCCCACTCGGTTGACGTTAGCACGAGTGAGCTGACGAAGTGGACCCGAACTCCTGAAACCGGGAAAGTCGAATGGAAAGCGAATCCTCTCGGCACTCATGATCTTCAAGCTTACCAATGTAATTGCGCGCCCGACTCCTCGATCCGCAAAATGGGTGAGACGAGAGCGGGCTACTCCTGGCGTGTTTCGGGGGTTGACACTTCAGTACGAACCCTCTGGAATTATCTCCTTGCCCTAACTCCCATTAGAGGTAAAAACGTTGGAGTAATCGGCGTAGGGCGGGGAGCCTCTGCTGCGGCAGTACTGCAAGCAGACTCCAGAAACACGGTCGTTGGGCTAGACCTCCGTAAAACTTGGCCGCTGCTCACTCAGCGGGAACTGTCGTACATCCCGCCCGACGTCGTAGCTTCGGGGTTGTCGTCTAGATTTGAATGGGCGGATGAGGTTTGGGGACCTAGTGGGGGAGATTGTTTCTGCCTGGATTTACAGGGGTGGATAGACGAGAACAAGATCGACGCTATCCTCATAGATATCGAGGGCCGAGACTGGGACTGCATCCAGCTTGTGGCAGAAGTGAGGGTTCCAGTTCTGGGGCGGTTCAGGTTGTGTACCCACGAGGTCAGTGGGCTAACGGAGGCGGTCAGAAAGTCATGCTCGTCCATCTACCGCATCGCTATCACCGACGTAACATACCCCCCTTACCTGATTAATGTCACGTTTCAGGGATTCGGGATCAAGCGACGACTGCCAGACCAACTGACGTTCAGACCGTTCCACCCCAAACCTATTCGCGACCGGACAGCCGCTCTCCGTCGGATTAACCGAATCACAGCAGAGATAGGACTCGAGATGACGGAATACTCAGCCACTCACTTGGAGCTTGCCGCCGAGAAATTACACAACCGGTCACGTACCACTTCCGACCAAGGCTACCAGACACGCATTAAGAAGGCCGCCGCCGTGCTACTGGCCATCGCAGCATCCGTACGTGGCGATGCACGGGAGGTCCTGAGGGAATACACCACCAACGAGGACATACCCCGAGAGACAGCACGTGCGGTCCTCCTACACCTGTCTAATGTTGTTCCCGATGCCGTGTCCTACATTCTACCCCAGACCTGATGTAAAGAAACTAGGAGATACAATGGTTCACAGCTCGCGGAACTCCTACCGAGACAAAGCCAGTATGACGGCCACCTACAAACGGGCCCTCGAGACGGCTCTCACGGCGGTTACCAGTCTCGAGCAAGAGCTGCGTCTCAGAGAGGAGAGAGAGATCGAGCTGCTCGTCGCGGTCGACAGCCTAATTGGCACGACGAAAGCCCTATCGGGGAACTTGTATGGAACAGTGGGGGACTTTGGCGTTGGAGCCTTGATCGACCGGAGGATGGACGAAACGCTCTCCCAGTGTCGTCCCGCGATAGTTATACTGAGGGCTTCTGCGGTGATGAATCAGGCTAGTTTGAGACTTCAGGAGGTACACACGGAGCACGATGACGCTGAAGAGGTGGGCGCCGAGTTACTGAAGCAACTAGAACTTCTCTCTGTCACCGCCGCCGCCTCAGTGGAACGCCGTCAGAAATTGTTAATTACCGGGGTCGGACACAACCAGGTCGACGAGAAGAAGATGCACGAGCTGGACTCGGACTACGTGTACGACAAAGCAGGAGTGACTCTGGACGAAGCATTCGACGCGGTTGACGTTGAAGGGGGAGACAGTAGCGATGGGGGGAATTCGGTTGCGACCGGCGCAGGGCCTGAAGTGAAGATCAGAGCCAAAATCAAGAAGGCGAAGAAGCGACACTCTCGTCGCCACGGGTTTTTCTCCTGAGAGAGACTCGCTGGAACGACGGTTGGCTCGGCTAGTGGATTTTAGAAAACTAGACGTGGCCGCTCAGAAGATTGTACTTTGAGATTAGGTGGTTTTGATGAGCGGAGGAGGGCCCCAGGACAAGAAG